ACAAATAACCAGGAAATCATAAAGACCTCTCTTTGATTGAACATCTCTGAGATATGGTTCAACAATATTTACGAAGTTTGATCTTGTAATTGAATCATTGAATTCGAACAACTGTGCTTGTGCTGCTCTTTCGAGTGCCTGTTCAATGGTAAGGAAGAGACGACGAACGTTAATTCTATCGAATGCTGAAGCATATCCAAGACCAGTCTTATCACCGAACAGAAGAATTCCAAGTCCAGGTTGAGTAATAATTGGATTTACTCTCTGAGTATAAAGTTGATCTCTTTGTGGTTTTGTTGGATTGTATGCAAGTTTGATAGCATTATTTAAAATTCCTCTTTGCTGTCCAGCAGGAGAGAACCAAGGATATGAGTTGATATTAACTCTCATCATGAGTCCAGCAACATCAGCGTTGCAAGGAACATATCTGAATGCATTATTGAATCTGTCATACATATACTTGTATCCAGAGTCAAATACTGCATACGATGAAGATGAGATTGGACTGAAGAACTTAATAATGTTATTAGTTTGAGTATCTGCATTCAATACATCAACTACATTTGCTCTGTGTGGAGAAATTACCGCAAGGCAATCCTTTCTTCCAGCTGCAATCGCAATCAGTTTATTTGCCTTTGCTTGGGAATCGAACTCGTTTGTAAGTCCAGGACCACAGATTAAATAATCAACTTCTAATGCATCTTTATTTGCAAATAAATTATATGAAGTCATCAAATCGCCAAGCGTTGCTTGCATTCCACCATTAGCACCGTAATCTATACCACCAGTTAAGTTATAGGTTACGTTACCAATTGTGCTAAATGTGGTTCCTTGCGAAGATTGACCCCAGAGACCATCTGAAGTAGATAACTTAGTATATCCAGAAGAAAATCCTGTTGGTGTTGGAACAGTTCCAGTGTAAGCATCTGCTGCTGAAGATGGATTTGCTCCAGCATAGATGTAAGAAGAATAATTTGAAAGGAAATTCTTATAATAAATTTTTTGTGGTGAATTTACTTCAGAAACCGCATCAAATGCTTTAGAAAGATTTACATGCTTCTCTAAAATATTGCCTTTGATTCCTGTAATAGAACCAGAATCATCTACTATTGCAATATGGAGAGAATCATTTCTACCAGATCTATTTAAAACATAACCATTTGTTGATGGTTTTGGTGCAATAGATTTCCAGTAAATTACACTGTTAGTCAATCCTAATGTTTGCTCATCATACCAATCTGTTACTGTAACTACAGTTTCGGATGCTCTTCCAGATCCAACAAAAGTTACAGCGTCATTTGCTTCAAAAGATGCAGCGGAATTTCCTCTAGCATAAGATACCGAAGAAGTAATTCCACCAGTAGTTGTTCTAGATACAATTTTAACTGTAACTGTGCTATTACCATCTACAGCATCAGTAGAGACACCTGTGATAATTGCATTAAGTTTTCCATCAAAAGTGCTTACAGTTCCATCAAGAGCAATTGAAGTTCCAGTGATATCAGAATATACACCGTTACCAATTGTTACTCCAATTCCAGATAAACTAGTAGTAGCAATACCAATAATTTGGTCTCCAAGATCATCAATAAAACAAACTTTTAATCCATTTGCCCAAGTTCCTGGGGTTTTTGCTGCAAAATTGAAATTGCTAGCAGATGAAAAATTGGAATTATAATCATCATAATTTTTAATTTTTACCGATGTATTTGCTATACCTACACCAGCATTTGAATTTTTTAAATTTGTTCCATCAGTTCTAATAACTTTAAGAACTCCACCATATGAAAGATATGAGGATGCGCTAAGCCAATATTCGTATTGTGAATCGGTAGAAATTGGCTTACCGAAAACATTAATTAAATCTTGTTCTGTTACAATGTCGATTGCTTCATCAATTGGTCCGATTGAAAATGGTCCAGCAATGCCACCAATATTATCTAATACGTTTTCAGCTCTTCCGACTGTTAAATCAACCTCTCTAGTAAGTACACCAGGAGATAATTGAGGAGTCGCCATGTTTTTCTCCTTAAGGTCTCAGTTTCTCTAAAAAATATTTATTAAAAAGTATATTTTCATTTGATAAAACCGTGCATGAACAACTTACCAGTCAGGATATTCCCATTTTGCAATTTTGTATTTAATTTTTCTCGATTCCATTACTCTTTTTATGGAGCATGTTTTACATTCGTATGAATATGATGATAGTTGATATTTATTTTTCCTTGTTCTGTAAAATCCATCTATGAGATCTTTTATCTGCCCACAAGTCCTACATTTCCTTTCTGTAAGATATAAATGTTCTACTTCAAACTGATCATCTACATCCATTATACATACTCCCACATATATGACATTATATCTTGATCTGTTAGCTCTTTAAAATAATCTTGAAGAATTAACCAAGCATACATTACTAAACACATTACTAAGTCATCATTGCAACCATCTTCGGCTTCAAATGATCCGCCTTTTTGTATAAATGTTGTCAATTCACTTATAATATCATAATCTGAGAATATCAATTTACTATCTTCTATCAGTGCTTTTAGATTCAAGCATCCTACCTTTTTTGTAGATTTTGACATCTTCACTCCAAGTTGAACTTTCTTTCCAGAAAATCCTTGCCCCAAAACTTGCCCTGCTCTTCCTCTCATGGAAGACATAAGAACATTTGCATATTCTAAATCATAATGTAATCCAGCAGCTACTTGATCTCCAACATCATTAACCTCACATAGAACGTATGCGTTGTTATATGAAACTGCAACTTCTTTAATAATCTGTGGAAATAAAATAGGTTTTATCTGATTATTTCTATACTTTGCAACTAATCTATGGGGAAATTCGGATACGTTTATTACAGCAAATGCAGAATAATCTTTTTCAACACCCCTTGCAACGTCTACTGTTACAACATAAGTATTATCCTTCTGTGGATCTTCATAAACATCTAATCCAGCATTACTAACTTTTGCAGTTTCATATACTAAAGTTCTCAATTTGCTGGGATTTATCAAAGTATCGACAGATCCTAAAAATTCGCACTCAAATTCTACTCTAAATTGTTGTTCACTTGTATTTGCAATAGTTTGCTCTTTCCATTTCAAATCTCTTCCTGGAACTTCACTCCAATGTACTTCTGTTGGGATATATTCATTTTTTGATCTTTCAGCATCATGCCAAATTTTATAAAAATGATTCATCCCGTGTGGGGTAGAAACAATAATTACTTTCGTATTTTTACCTGATGAAATAGTAGGATATACTGAACTAAAAAACTGTTCTGCAATATGATTTGGAATGAACGCAAATTCGTCCAAGAAAATAATATTATAAGATCCACCACGAACTGCAGATGCTGAAGTTGAAGCCGCTATGATTTTAGAACCATTTTCTAATTCCAATGACGCTTTGTTCCAGGTCATAACACCTTGCTGTAACCACTTTGGTAGGTTCTCATAAGCGGTCTGAAGGCGGTCTAAGAGATCTTTTGCGGTAGATGCCTTGTTAGCGAGAATTGCAATATTTACGTTATCATTAAAAATTGCATAATGAAGGAGATATGAAACAACAATTGTAGATTTTCCAGACTGTCTTGGTAATTTACATACATTAAAACGATGATTGTGAAATCTTTTGATCATTGTTTCCTGAAATAGATATGGTTTGAATGGTTGCAAACCATAATCAAGAGTAACAATTTGAATATAATTTTTTGCAAAATAAATTGGATCGTCTTGACAACGAGCAAATTCTAATACTTGTTCTTCAGTAAATTCAATAGCAGTATTTGCTTTTTTTAGAAGCGGATTACCAAGATAATGTTCAGCCATAATATTTTTTTTTTATTCTAATTTACCACTTAACTTTATTTGCCCAATAAGCAGCACTCATTTTTCCTTTTGCAATATTCTTTGCATGTCTAGTTTGAAATCTATGACGACGACTTGCATATGATTTGGATTCCCCTTCTTTCTTTGGGGAACCTTTTACACCTTTTTGCCCAAAGCGAATGAGTTTCTCTTTACCACCTTCACACGCTTTTACTACGTGAGATTTGCCAGTTTCTCCTGAACCATGTGCTTCAGCTTTTGGACTATTGCACTTCATCTCAGACTTTTTTGCCTCTGATATTTCAACCTCTTCGCCCATAGGTTTTACATAATTGTTTGATGGTCCTGGTTTAGCGTAACTTCCAGATACAACTCTAATTAAAGGATTATTGCTTGGGAGTTCTGATACTGAATGATGGACAACTTTAGATCCAGGATAAATCTTATTAATTTCGAAATTGATATCACTTCTGTTTGGAAGTTTTGTTTGAGGGAAGAACATTCTAATAGAATAGTATTTACCTCTCCAAGAAAGAGTTACTGCAATAATATTTCCAGTTTCTGCTTGAAGTCTTGTTGCTTCCTTTAAACTTTCAGATACTTTAGATGTTTTAGTATTTAAAATTTGTTCTTCTTCAGAAACAATTTTATCTACTAAAGATAATGATTCTTTTTTGTTTAATTTTGTTGGGGGCAAATCTGGTCCTCCTATTAACTTTCCTACCATTTTTGGTGGAAGTTGCGATCTTTGTTGTGGAGTCATTTTATGGACTTTTTGTTGAGCAGAAGTAAGTTTCTTTTTACCTACTTCAAAACTAACTCCTTCTTCCATTTCGTTACTTGCAACATAATCCGCAGCAGTATCAATGTAATCTGCCGCTTTAGTAATTTTAGATTGAACCCAAGCCTCTAAATTACCTTCACCTTTACCTACTTTATTTTGCAATCTTTTTACCGCATCTGAAATTGTTTTAAGTTCCGATCTTGCCATAGAATATTCTTCATCCTTTATTGAAACTTTATCCCATGCCTTTTCACCATAAGAACATTCAGATCTTTTCTCTTTTTTGTCGCACAGTGGGCAATATCTGGATTCTTCAGATTCTTTAAGTTTTTCTGCCTGAATTAAATCGATTACCTCAGCAAAAGTATTACCAAACATATCTTCAATAGAAACATCTTCTTTTACGTCTCTAAACTTCTTATGTTGTTTTTTTGCAGATGTTTCCATTTTCTTTAAACGTGTATAGTAATCGGGAATTTCGTCTAAATGTTGAAGAGCAATATTTCTAGCTAAATTATGATCTTGTGTATGCTCGTGTTCAATGGGTTCTCCAATTTTAAGTTGCTTTTCTATAAAAGAAACATCTAAACGATGCTTCTTTGCAATTTCCTCAACTGTTTTGTGAGATTTAAACTTTTTACCCATTGAAACATTTCAATAATGATAATAATATTTATTCTTCTTTTTGTTTTTGCGCCTTTAATAATTTAGATAATTCAGCAGTTGATCCAACAAAAAGTGCATTGGTGACATTTGTTGGACCACTTACTTGTTTGGTTTCTTCTATATCTTTTAATTTTTTCTGTAAATCCATTAACTTATCTGTTGCATCGGCAACATTCTTTATTAATTGTCCAGCAACTTCATATGCCCTTGCTTGCTCAGTTTCTTGTGCCAATTCAAGAATACCGTTTATTGCTTCTTGACCCTTTTCTATGATAGAATATAAATTACCTCTAGTATATTCATAGTCTTTTTTAATATCATTCTTTAATGACTGAGATTCTGGTGATGGTTCCAATTCTTTTGGAACAGTGGAAGATGCAATTTCAATAGAATCTTCCACTATTTCGGAAGATACATTAAATACATCATTTAATTTGTCATATTTTTTTGTCATTTTCATACTTACGAGAATGCTCCACTAAATCCAAAATCATCTCCAGGTTTAATGAGATCATTATCTGCGCCTGTTATTAACTTAATCTCAGTTCCAGAAACATGCTGTGAGATTTTGGTTCCATATGATCCTCTAGAAACTGTAATTTCATTACCACTAATTGATTTAATGTTTAGTGTTTCTTCATTTAATGTTATATAAGAATTAACGGTCAGTTGAGAAGGATCGCTAACTAAAATTGTAGTGTCTAATACTTCAATATCTCTATTTAAACTAGCAACAACATTATTTGTGTAACTCTTAGTTGCCACTGCTTCAGAAGAATATGTAATTTCTCTCCTTGCAACTGGGGAAGATTCTCCAGAAGCATATCCAATAGAAACTTTTTTGATAATATCTTTCGAAAGAGTTGTATCTGATGTTGGACCAAACAGATATGTTTTAGCAGTAAAACTTAAAGTATAAATCAATGCTCTTCTAGTAGAGAAATCACCTTCATAATCATCATCCATATTAATATTATTGAGGATGATTGGAATATCTCTTTTTTCTCCAATTTGATCAACTAAATCTACGGTCAAAGTAAAATTTGGTTGAAAATAAGGAAGAATTTGCTCTACAATTTGAAGCATATCATCATTCTGCTTTGTCATTATGCTAAGTTCAAATTCCATATTATATGGAACTGGCATATATGCTCTTTTTAATTCCGATGAGGAATTCTTAGAAAAAAATGTTTGAGTTGTCGTAACTTTTCTAGAATTATCGTAATTTAATCCAACGAATTCAAATGACATTCGTGGAAGAGTAATTTGAATCGGTTTATTTAAATCGGGTTCCTGTTCTAATCTAGCAAGAAATTTTTGAGTTGGTCCATATGCCAAGGGAACCTTAATCATAGAAACAACTGATCCAGCATCATTTTTATGCTGGATCGAAATGTTATTAAAAAGGGTTCCAAAAGATATTATAGTCCTTCTTAAAATTTCGTGATAAAAATACTCAAACATTTTAAAAATTTATAGTTTAACTATTTAATAAAAAATACTTTTTCAGATACTTCCAAAAGGATTCTTTTCGCTAAAATCTACTATTAAACCTGCTTCATATTGGATCTCATCGTTTTGTGCATATGGATCATTTATATCATCAGTATTTATTGCTTGTATTTGATATGTTGCTCCAGAGGTTTGTCCTATCAAATTCTCTCCTTTTTGGAATTTTCCAGTAATATTAGATAATTCAAGATTTCTTGTATATGCATTCCAAGTCTTCACTCTTGCTGTAATACTTGACGCACTTCCAATAACTACTTCATTTTCTGTATATGTACCAAATCCAACTAAAACTGGAGGTCCAATTGTGATGATCGGAGTAATATAGTTCGGTGCTGAATTGTATCCTTTTCCACCATCAAGAATCCTTATTTCAGAAATACTTCCATTTTCGACAATTGCAACTGCTTTTGCTGTCGCTCCTATTACTGCAGTATTGAATGTTACTGTTGGAGGTATAGTATATCCAGATCCACCAGAAGTTACTGTAATAATTCCTATGACTCCATCTTCTATTATTGCTGTTGCTGCTGCTCCTACTCCACCACCTCCAGTAAATGATACCTTTGGTGGAGTTGTATAACCATAACCAGATCTTGCTAATGTTACTGCCTGAACTCTTAATAATCTTCCATCTGGTTCGCATATATCAACTATTCCACCAATCATTCTAACACCACCATTTAATGTCGATACGATAGCAGTTGCAGTTGATCCAACTCCAACCATAGTAAAAGTTTGGATATAACCAGCATCCTCTACATTATCATCTATATTATCAATTCCAGTATCAATGATTTCGTCTTCATATCTGAATAATTGACATCTCAATTCATAAACATAATTTTTCTGTAATTGATAAAATGGTTTTTCATGCTCAACATAATTGATTTCAAATAATCTATCCCCAAGTGGAAAATAAATTAAATCTCCTTCTTTTGGTCTAGATGCAAGTCTATAATTATCTGTATTTCTTATTAAAGGAGTTATGTATAATTCGAATCTTTCTTTAGATACAATTAAAGTGAGATCGTCTAGTTCTTGAATTCCAAACTTAGAAAGAATAGTCCCTTGACCACCATATCCTTCATATGAATCTACATATGCTTCTAAAGGATACGCATTATTGAACTTAGATTCTATTACTTCTCTAATTACTGATTTAGTTGTAACATATGATCTTGGTATGTAATATATTTCAACACCATGAATTTGTATAGATTCATTTATTAAATCTTGAACTAGATTTTGTTCTCCTTTAGAACCTTGTATGAAAAATGGATTTAACATATGATTATCCTATCATATCTAATGGTGGAAGTTCATATGTTGAAGACATCTTATCTATTATCGCATCCAATTCTCTTTGTCCATCTTCATATATTTGCCTACCATTTAATTCAACTCCTCCAGGAAGTTTAACACCCTGAAACTTAATTAAATTTTGACCCCACTGCCTTTTAATTAATGAAGTCAAATATGGTTTTAAGAAAGAATCGTTCCAAACTCTTCCATAATCAGATGGGTCCAACATTCTATAGCAGTCAATGATTATATATTCGCCAACTCTTAAACTTGACCAATCAATATCCAAATATAACCTATCTTGTCTTTTATTAAATCTAATTTGTTTTTGTGTGGTCAATAACCAATTAATATCTTCCAAATAAGTTTTGACCATCGAATAAGTCAATAGTTCGGTGGATCCCCAATAATAAATATCATTTAAAAATAATTGATACTTGATACTAAACATTCCACTTGAAATGGAATTAGACCCCTCAAATTGCATTATTTTATTAATACCAATTACATGAGGTGGAACTTGTATATAATTACTATTCTCGTAAAAATTAAATGTTCCTACAGAAGAAGATGCGGATGTAGTTGCAACACCTACACCGCTTAGTCCCTTTGCCTTTCCTCTATCAATATCCTGTTGGGTTACTTGATATTTTAAATATGTTTGATAAACGCCATCGAAATGACGTTCTTGAAATAATTGCACAGCATCATCTACTAGATCTTCAATTTGTTCTTGCGCCACATTAATTTCTAAAACTGGTGCTCCCAGTTTTCTCAAGCAGTAATCAATTAATTCTTGTCTTGTAGATGGTTGTGCCATTATAGTTCTGCTATAACTTCTTGTTGTTTAAAGTATAACTTAACATAAGATTTTGCAATATTTTTAATTTGTTCAATATCACTTATACTATCTATTTCTCTTGAGATTTTCTCATACTCAAACATTTTTCCAATATTTTCTAAAGTTATTTTATCTGGATTCATTTGTTTAATATCTCCATAATAGATTTAATAGATTCTTTAATTTGATCTATTTCCATTTCAATATTTGATAATCTTTCTTGTTCTTTTATTTTTGCTTCTCTTGCTGTAATATAATTTTGGTATTCATTATAATTTGTATTAATAACTGCTTTAGTATTATCATCTCTCACATAATTTGGATGACCTTCAACTTTATTGATATTCATATTATGCCAATGCTATTACTCTAAGTTGCTTAAATCTTGGTGGATATACTTGTGTTGTTGAAGTTCCATTAAGTTTAATGCTAAAATATCTAAATGGAGATAAGTTATCAATTGTGAATTCCAAATCACGGAATGTAAGATCTTGACTTGTAAATCCTAAAGAATCAACTTTAGAATATAACTTATCTGGTCTTCCATTATTTGCAGACAAATCTATAATTGTTCCGTCTGCCGTCAAATTGTCATATCCTGGGAATGGATAATATATTGGACTTTCCTCAGGATCATTCATTAAAGCAAAAAATGCTCTAATGTCACTATATGTATTGATATATGCCGAAACAATTACTTTAATGGAAGTCGCTGGGGTTTCAAGAGAAATTGCATTTGTTGCATATACAAATGCTGTTGGATCTTCTTCTAGTGACGCTACTCTATTATCAGTAACATAATTTTGAATCGGATTATTAATTCTGTTTGTAGTTAAAATTACAGAAGTTCTATCCAAATCAATCACAGGTGAAACATATGGATTGCTAGTATTTAATTCTAAATTGACAGTTAAAGATTTATTTCCAGGTAAATTAGTTAATTTTTCTGACTCATTAATTTTTGAGCAGATTAATCTTGGTGAAGTCAAATAATTTGAATTATTGAGGTTAATTGACTCAAATCCTTTATCTGTAAATGACGCTTCTGTTCCATCCACGCTTGTTCCAGAAACAGTTCTTGCAGATGCGCTAACGTTTGTTCCAACTAGACTCATTGTTTGTATTACTGGAGTCAATATTTCATATTGAATATTTTGAGTTGATTTTATAATTGATCCACCACAAGATTTTTCTTGATTTAGATATAATTTGGGGAAAAATGTTCCAACAGATCTATCTACGCCATTTGTTGAAGTATCCAACTTTACAGTGTAGTAGTCTAAATCTATAGGGTCACTAACTGTAACATCGACCAAATTATGAGTTTTATTAATTCTTCTTAAAGATACTGACCCCAATTCATACTTATATACGGAAGTTCCGACTGGATACTCCAAAGATCTTGTTCCATCAATTGATCTTGTTATCCCAATCAGTTGTGGGGTAGCACCAGAAACAGTTCCAGTGTAAGATACTATTTCGTCTCCAATTAAAGCATATCCAGGATTAGTGGTTCCTACTCCAACATTTTCAAATAATTCAAAACCACTTACACTTGATACATCCACTGAGGTGTTTGATGTTGAAGATAGTGATGAAGTTAATTTGACCGGATTTAAATCGGGTTCAATCTCAGATAATTGAACTTTATTTGTGGAAAAATGCATTCCATGGTTTCTGTGCTTGACTCTTATATGCAAACCATCGGATACTGTTGTTATCGTATCTGCTAAAACATTTGCTCCAGTATTTTTCAAGTCTGTTGCAATACCAATATTATTGATATATCTAATAGTTTTTCCTACTCCAGTTACAAAATCTCCCTGAACTTGATCAATAATAATTTCATTTATACCAGAAAGAGAAGTTACAGATAATCTTAAATTTCTACCCAAAGACGTTATTCCAACAATCGGAGCGGTCAAAACATCTCCAATCTTATAACCAGATCCACCATAATTAAATGTTGCTGCTACTGCTACTCCATTAGTAATTGTTATATTTGCAGTGGCTCCATTACCATCCCCAGTTACAGATCTCAAATTTACGTTAGTAAATAAACTAGTAGATGATGATGGTGTATATCCTATTCCAGCATTAATAATATTGAGATTTCCGATTCCAGACCCAGCATACCCAACAAATGTTCCATAAGAAGTATTGCCAGATTGTATAATTTTATTTCCTATACTTGGCAACTGTGATTCTGCTAAAGTTGTCCCCAACCCAACTCTAACTTTTCTTGACGATAATGTTAAAGCGTCTCTAGATAAAGTTGCAATTTGATCATTACCTTCTTGTAATTCCGAATTATAAAAATTTATATTTCCATTTGACTTAAAATTTGCTCTATATAGATTAAATTTTAAATCTTCAAATTGGCTAGGTGTCCATGTGGATCCATTTTGAGATTTAAATAATGATCCAGATAATGGTTGCTTACCAACTAATACTTTCTGCGATTCTAAAATATTTGCAGGATTTGTATCAAATTCTCCAAGCCTACTAATCCACACAGAATAATCTGGTGAGGCAGAAAGAATCGCTATAGAATGAAATTGTCCTCCAGCAAGATATACTGGAGATGGGAAATATACTGTAGTTGGTACAGTGCCAGTTTCAGAAATATAAACCTCATTTGGATCTAATACAACTTCACTAAAAGGATATACTTCTGCCGTTGGATTTCCATATTTTACTGGACGTAGTTGAACAGTAACAGGAAGTTGGGCATCTCTACTGTAAAAATATAAATCAACAGAAGTTACAAAAATACCACTTTCTGCTTCAACATAAAATGATTGTGCTAATGGATCCGTTATTTTCATTTTTTATATTTCTAAAGTTGAAACTGCAATTATTAAATCGTCGTATATTATTTAGTTTTTATTTCCTCTTATCTTTCTTATCCTTATTTTTGTTACTATTACCTGAGTTATTACCACCGCTTCCGCCACCGCTTCCGCCACTGCTACCACCGCTGTTGCCGCCACTGGATCTATTTTGATTTTGTGTGTTTTTATTTGATCCTTGATTATTATTATTTGATTTTGGTTTTGGCGGATCTTGTTTTCTTAATGCATTTCCAATTGTAAGATTTGCACCTGCAGGACCATAGGTATTATCACGTTTTATTGTATATCCTTGGTTTTTCAATAACTTTGTCGTTTGAATTGCATTAGGGTTTCCTGGAGATAAATTCGATATTGCATTTATAATTCCAAATCCAGAATTTGCAGTGGATATTTGACCTTTTGGTTTAGATGTGATATCAAGATCATTATATCCTTTTTTAGTAATTGGGAAAAGACCATTAGCAAGACCAGATGTTGCTCTATCATTTGAAGTTAATTTGAGACCTGCCTGCTTCCAAAGTTTTTCTGCTTTGTCTTTACCTTGAGTTGCTACATAGAATCCAAATGCCTTTCCGTTCAATAAATTGACAGGAACTGATGTTCCAGGTTTTAATCCAAGTTTATTTGTTACTGATCCACCATTAGCATTGATAAATCCGACAGAGATTTTATCTTTAGGTTTCTTTTTACCACCACCTGTAGGGGTCTCACCTGGAGTTCCCCCAGTATCAGTAGTACCAGTCCCGGTCTCTTCATCACCAGTAGGTGTAACTGCTCCATCTGATCCAGTTCCTCCCCCGTCTCCTGGTGGATCTGATGCTGGTGGTTCAGGTTGTATAGGATCTTGTGGTTGTGGTAAAGGATCTCCAGGTAGAACTGGAGGTGGTGGAGGTGGAGTTCTATCAGCAATAAGAGTTTTAGTTACAACTGGAGATTGAGTTTGAGATGCACTCACATTATCAATTACAGTTTGGGTTTCCGATCTCACAGTTCTTATTGAAATTACATTCTCTTGAACTGTATCAACTCTACCATCAGATACAAATCTTTCTTCTGCTCCAGTTGTTGGTATTCCTTCTATTTGTGTATTAGACTCACTACTAGTCAATTTGAATATTTTAGTTCCAGTTTTAAATGATGGGAATGATGGGACATTTGGATTTGGTATCCAGAATGATCCAACTAATGTTCCCTTATCATCAGAAATTAGTTTGACTTCATTTACCGTTGCTATAGCTCCACTTGTTTGTCCAACTAATTTCATTCCAGATTTAACCCATCCATGGAATGATCCTATGGCATGAGTTGATAAACTGAAAGTGTCAATATTTAATATAGTAGATGTCTGAGAATATTGAGATCCTAATGTATTCAGTCTTGTATAGGGATTAAAATTATAAGTATCAATTGGTGCATTATATGGACCATATTTGTGATTTGGTACTGCAACTCTGAATGAAATTTTTGGATCTATTGCTAAAGATGGATTAGTTGAAGATGCAAATTTATCTTCTGATGTCGTTACTGTTCCAATAACAGTTTCTCCTACAGAGAATGTCCCACTAGTCATAGTAATTTCAAGTAATTTAGGTATTACATATTCCGAAACACGCAATCCATCAAAGAATGCATACAATCTTGTAGATGGTTTTAACCTTTTTGCTGTAAATTCAATGTTTCTGGATCTCATAAACGGAGTCAGTTCTGTGCTAATAACTCTATCTCCGTAAGAAACTGTTTCAAAACTATCTCTTGTTATAGATCTAGTTCCAGTTCTTGTCGATGTTCCAGTTCTTGTAACAGTATCAGTTACTTCTTGATAAGTTAAGAATCCTTCATCAAATACTCTAGTTTTTGTATCTTTAGTTTGACCCGTCCATACGGTTTCCCAAGCACCCCAAATTACAGGACTGAATCCAGTTTGCTTGTCTAAATCTCCAATAGAAATTTGAGATTTAGTTTCAGTCAAGTTCCCTTGAATTTGCGTTACATTTGCTTGTATTCTGACTTGATCAACCCAAACATCCGAAGATGGATACAATTCAATTGTTCCACCATAAAATGGAGATCTATATGAAGCAACTGGTTCAACCCTAGTTGAATATGGTTGCCTTACAGCTTCAACTTCATCAAAATCTAAAGTTACTATTTGACCAGATTTTCTGATATTGTTTGCTATCAAATCATTTACTGTAGCAATATCTACATTTGGATTGACTGTAGATCCAATTCCCACCAAAGATTTGGATCCTATAATAAGATCCAATGAAGTTGTAAATGGAGCAGGTCTAATTTCCGAATTTTTTACATCTATGCTATTTTTTACATATGTTACTTTTCTTTGAGAAGTAGTCGATTTAAAATCATCAACAAAAAATCCAGATTTAAATCTATTTAAACCATTAGCATCTTGAATTTGTAAGCTTGAAGTGTCACTCTCCAATAATGTTAATGACGTATAATACTCTAAGTTCTTAATTCTATTTTCAAGAGTCCTTATATCGGACATCCTATATCTTTTATGTTCTGTTAAATTGATTGTTGCATCATTAACATTGCAAAGATATGGGGGAAGTGTAATAGTTGCTACTTCTAAAGCACTATCTACAGATGTTGGAGGATTTGGAATATCTGCAGGTTCACCTTTTCTTAATTGAAGCGTTCCTTCTTTTGTAATGAAAATCTTATCAATTCTTGGTAAGTAGTAAGAAAATCCTAAAGTTATTGCTTCGTCAGATGCTAAAACTTTATTAGAAGCAGAGTAATTGAAAGTTCTACCAAAAAATTCAAATGGCGAATATGTAGAAGCGGAAACTTGTATATTAGATACTCTAGGTCTTATATCAATTAAATCGCTAACTCTAATTCCGTTTATGCTAGGAATATCGCAGTAATCAAATTGACCATAAGAATTTGCAGTTAAAATATCTCCAACATCAGAAGATGGTATTGAAGAAGATTCTAAAATAATTTTTATTCTTCTAGTTGGAGATCTAAATTCTGGTCTTCTTACTATCTTGGAATAATCGTAAATTGTATCTTTTTGTCCATTATCGAGGATAAAATTCGATGTAATATTTCTATCTCCAGGAATAAATTCTGAAATAAATCCAGTTATTCCAGATTCTTCAAATTTAATTTGCTCTCCAATTTCAAAAGATTTTCCATTCAAACTAGTAAAGGTTATTTGTGAGTCATTGACTCTTTCGCAATAAATTGCAATTGAATTACTACTTTGACCTACTATTTTTTCTCCTATAAACAAATCTATAGTTTTTGATGTTGGTCCAGTCAATCCAGAAACAGTGATTCTAGGTAAAATTGGATCAGATGTCGAACTAGATTCGTATATACCATAAATTTTTATTACATCAGGTCTAAGCAAACAAATTTCTTCATCTTGAACTCTAGTTCCATAAGCATAATTTCCAAAAGTGAGTCCATCATTAGATGTTTGAGTGCCTATTCCAGAATATTCATAACTTGATTTATCTACAACAATAGATTCAATTCTGTTTCTTGTTTTTGATTTTGATTCTACCTTATTATCAACTAAAGTTGCAATAAGTTTTCCGCTTCCAGAAGAAGTTTGAAGACCTCTTATGGTAAGTTCTGTAGATCCATTCGAAAATACTAATCTATCTTCAGTTAGTACTTCGATTGTTCCATTAGTAGATAATGAATATCTTTCTTCATCAAACGGTAAGAAAGTTTCTCCGTCACCAGCGATTATTGTTTGGGTTGAATTTGATGTAATGGTAACATCAAATTGCTTTCTGATTGTAAGTAAGGATCCACTTAAATCAACTGAAGATACGTATTTTTTAGGTAACGTTGTATATAAAGTATTGTCTGTAGATCTTTGTAATCCAGATTTTAAAATTTTAAAATCGCTAATATCAATTGAACTTGATGGTAATGCACCAGAACATACTCCAGATACTGTAGTTACTCCAGAAATTCTCAATGAAGTTGGATTTACTTGTGTTATTACGGAATATGTAATATCTGAATATCCTGGATTGCTATAAGAAATGATATCGCCAACAGAAGCAATTTCCGCAAATTTTACTCCAGGTGCTGTTACAGTGCTGACACCAGAAACTCCAGTAGTAATATTAGCGTAATTCCCCGAATATACGGATCTTTGTTTTACGTCCGCAGTAAAAGTAAATCCAATTCCTGCAGCAGAAGCATATACAGATTTTACATTTTCGAGTCCATATTCAGTAACTGCAATGGAAACCCTTGTATTTTCAATACCATCAAATATAAATCTTTCCCCATTAGCAAACTTTCCTTTAGTATTATATACTGTAATGGCAGGAGAGTTTGTTACGTCATATCTAATGAATCCAGTAGATCCACTTGACTTACCTTTAACGTGAGTAGGTCTTGATAGAGTTATTGGTTCATTAAGTGTAATTTCTGTGTATGTTTGAATATCATATAAAGATAAATCCCATTCATTTGCATTTGGTGTAGATGATTCGTAAGATCCACTTTCTAAAGCAAAGTCATATACTCTAGCGACTCCAATTTCTTTTCCTGAAAGTCCTAATGAAGTTCCAACTCTTGAATCTCTCAAACTTACATAATATGAAGTGGAAATACCTAAAAGTGGGTTTCCACTTACTCTATTGACTGTAAATGTTGGTCCAGTAACATAATTAACTCCTTGAGATTCTAAAGTATTAGTTTCTCTTGGTTTTTCAAAATCTATAAATGTTGGACTTATTGTTTCTACTGAGTATCCCTGCACTAATGCTTTTAATGCGGATATTTGATAAATTCCAAGATCATCCGCTGGAGTATTGTTGTTATATGTGATTTGCCCTTCTGAAAATACCCCCTCATTACCCATAAAGTCATTTAATGACTCATTTAAAGTGATAATAGGAGGTTTAATGTAATAATCTCCAGATTCTTCATAAGTTCTTCTAGCAAATTCTTTTGCTATTTCACTATATCTTGGATTATTTCTTAAGGATACTAAAATTCCTTGTCTTATTTGTAATAATTCAACAAAATCTAATGGATTATCTGCATCTAATGGGACTTTAGTTAAAAATGCACTTATTTGAAGTCTATCTGCTCCTGGAGCAGCGTAGTTTTGATATCCTTGAGCATTATCAAGTAAATCTGGATCTTCATCCGAGGTTATGACATTTTCTAATAGTTGAAATCCGACCTTATAACTACCATTATTTTCATACTGATCTAATATAATTGTATCATCATTTACATAAACAAAATGACCTCTCAAATAATATACACCTTCACTTATTGATACCGCAGATCCAGTTGCATTACAGTTGCTTTGGTCTGTTATAGCAAATCCTTCACCTGGTCTAAGAATTATGGTAGAATCATCTAATATATTTTCTTCTTCTAATCCATTTTCTATAATCAAAACTTCGCCATTTATAAACCCATCATACTTACTATTAGCATAATCTGAGCTCAAGAAATTTATATAAAGGGTATTCAATCCCCTTTCAGAATTAGTATAATCTAAAACTGCATCAATTTTTGCGCGTATTCCAGAGGATTGTCCTCTTATAGTTTTCCCAACCAAATACGGCAAATAACTTATGACTGGAACACCAAGATAAGCATCCTGTATAGTAACTGCTTGATATCTATCAAGATGATTTATTTGTCCAGGTATTACAACATCACCATCTTTATAGATGGAATTTGCAAACCTTTCAATTTGATTTTGTAATGTTGATTGTAAAGAAGTTAGCTCTCTTGCCTGAATCGGTATTCCAGGTTTAAACAAAAATCTAAAATAATTGCTTTCTGGATTGAAATCATCAAAATATGGAGAGATGTTTAAATTAGTATCCTGAGGCATAATTCTTTAGAATTGCAAAATTA